GCACCGTCGCCCTCATGGCAGTCCGTAGCTAACGGACTGCCACCCACCTGTAGTAGAGTTTAGACGCTACAGGCCGTCCATCGACACCGGGGATATCTTTCTCCACGAGCCGCTTTAGGAAGTTGTGCTTGGATCGTAGCTTACGCTCCAACTCAAGAAGATTAAAGGCAGATAAACTGCCCTTGTTCGTCTTGAGACTCTTAAAAAGAGTGCCATCTTCGTTGCCGTTATCCTTGCGATATGAGTGGTTAGGCATCAGAGCCTTAACCTCCATACGCTGGAGAACGGAGTTCCAACGAGATGTTGCTTCCAATTGGGGGTCGTGTGGAAGACACCAGATCCCAACACATTCGGTCCCAGAAGGAACGTATGTGAGTCGGAAACGGCGAGTAAGAAACTCGTCGAGCCCGCGGGTAGTATGGCAGTCGCCATGCTTTTCCCAAATCTGGTTGCGAAATGACGTTAACGACGTGATTTCGCTAGTGTCGTCACGTTTGCGCGGCAAATTTCGACGCATGTAGGCGGGGGTTACATCTACCCCGTCAAATGCATCGAGACCGCACGACTCTCTGAACTTCCCCGAAAGGAAGCTCTTAGAGGCGTTGACCTTGAGCCCGTTAAGCTCAAGAGCAGCAATCGCAGCGGGTGCATCTTTTACGGAGAGGATAATATCATCTCCGTAGATGCGCAACCCGGAACCTTGGGTACCCAGATTCTTAACGAAACTGGGACTAAAGTTCCCTCTACCCCGACAAATGCTCGTAACAACGAGCGCTGTAAAGACCATGGCCTCTACAGGAAATGTCAGGGCGGAGCCCATCGAAGCGAACTTGTTCAAGAGAGCAAGGTCGCCTCCGGGTAGCTGCACGAATGCGGATCGAGAAAGCCGAAGATAGCGCAGGAACGCGGGTGAAAACCCGAATAACTGTTCTACTAAGGCCATCGATACGCGATCCGAGGCGTCAGAAAGGTCTACAGTGGCTATCGAGCCATTGTAGGATCCGTTCTTCGCCATCATCCGATTGTCATCCTGCGAGTCAAACGCACAGACGCTTCGAGCGTCGCGTAGACCCTTCCTTAGCTTTTTGAGCAAGGATTGCTGCATGAACTGGTTGTAACTAGGCTCGATCGAAATGAGCCTTGGTTTCTCAGCAGTTTTTGGAACCGCTTCCAGTCGTGCAGGAATTGTCCCGAATGTTGGGGGACGATTCTGCAGGGACTCCCAATTGGGCCGGAATTCTTCCGATCCAACAAGAGAGTCGGCATCAACCGATATCGTTGAGAAATTCCAACGCGAATTGGTGCCCAATCGTTCTGATACAGCCCCCGGGCCATGACTTCCTTTGAATGGAGAGGTCATAGCCGAACCGATAAGTGACCCAAATAGTATCTGGGCTACTCTCGGTGCGTAGGGATCGAGACTCGACTTAATGTCGGCTTTGGAAGGGAGTTCAGCATCAAGCTGAACGAACTTCTCAATAGCAGTCTCGACGCGGGACGGTTCGCAGACCTCGAATACCTTCTTAAAGGTACGAGAGATCTGACGAAGCCACCTGATCGCGTCTACGCTGGGGTTGTCAAGCAACACACCGTCATCGTCAAAGATCATACTCCAAATGTCCCGAAGGAATTCAGGGTATGCGCACCGCGATTTCCACCCAACGCAAGTTGGGAGAAATCCGTCTCTAAGACCAGCAAGAAGCAGGTCGTCGAGGCGAGGCAGAGCGATCGAAATGAAGGGTAAACCTTCACAGTCGAATCGTTGACGAATCGTGACAATGTCGCGAGACGGGTCGAATCCCAATGAGTCTCCTGCATCAAGCAGGAGTAACTCAAGGAGGTCAACTTGGCTTTTCATCTCTTCCCCTTTCAGGGGTCTAGGGATCCAAGCCATCGTAGTTTTTCCGTGGGGTGACTAGCCCCGCTTGAGAACGTTCATCAGAAGAGCGCCGAGCGTAAGCCCGACTGCTCCAAAGAGGAACATCATGGACACGATAATGAACGTCTCCATGAATCAGTTCTCGCCAGCGATAACCTTTTTGAGGTTAGCGTTGGTGCTCGCCGTCAACCAGGTGATGAAGCCGGACGCCAGAAGTTCAACCTCTGCATCGGTGAACCCCGCGAGGGGTCGATCGATAGTGAGGCTGACCATGGTGCCCTGAAGCGACACGAATCCCGTTGAGGGATCAGTGTAGCTCTTCTTCTGGTAAGTGCGTGCAACGTTACGTCGACGACGTGCCGTTCCACGCGGATCGAGCGTCAGCTCGAGATTTCCATCAGCGGTCTTGAAACTACCTACACTCGTACCCGAAAAGATACGAAGCAGGGAGTTTGCAATCGCGTTGATGGTGATGGTCTGCGGATCGGAAAATGCCACGATGGGCTCCTACTCTGTGTTCAATTGTAGTGTGAATTCACTATTCAATTGTTGTTCGATTGTGGTATTCAGTTGTGTGTTCAGCGACTCTTAGCAAGACCAAGAGCCACTAGGATCGCAAACTGGGAAGTTGAAAGACTCCCCAGCTGTGTACCGAACCCGAATGGAGTTGCTCGATTACGAATCCGAGATATCGTGCTGTAATAACCCTCACGGGTTACTGCAACTTGCGATACATCGTACCCACTACTAGATCGGTTGATCTTTGTAGGGGTTTCACTATGCTGCTCAGTGAGCTGACTAGTGAAGTAAGCGTAATCAACGCTGTGTTTGCCACTTAAAGGGGCAAACTGATGTGCGTTGACGAGTGAGTTGCCTATATTTGCAACCCAATCGACAAGCCATGAGTATGGCGTCAGATTCCACAGGATAGTAGGATCATCAACCAACCCAAGTTGTCTAAGAGCTTCCTCTGCCCTCTCAACAAACCCGATACTTCCCGTAGTTGGTTTTGCCAACGACGAGAACCTCGCAGAGAATTTGTAATTCTCTGAGATGTCGGTTTGTGTACGCTGATCAAACGTGAAGTTGTAGACATTGTAAGGTGTCCCAACTCGTCTCACGAATGCTTGTTGTCCGCCACCACCTTGGATGGGGGTGTCGGATGGGGTCCTATTGATGACATCGGTTACAGCCGAAGTCGAAGGACCATCCCACAAGCGTTGCCGTCGGTTCGTCTCGGAGTAGACCATGCGGTCTAACCCGATAAGAACCTTGAGAACGTTAGCGTATTCTTGCAAGAGAGGCATCCAGCCGAACTGAATGTTCAAATATTCCCCGCCAACATAGCGGAGAGCCCGGGTTTTACTCCGGTAATTGAACAAGGCTCGGCGGTAGTTCTTGAGGAGCGACGGGATGTCACCACGTAGTAATTCTACTACGGTGGTGGCCAAACTCGCCGTGTTAACCCCAGGAGCAGAGCTGCTGAAGAACCTGTTTGCAGTCCCCTGTCTTTGAATGGCAGTCGTCAGACTAGCCGAATTGCTGTAATATGGATAGGACATCCATGTTTCAGCTTGGACATGAGGTTGATTCAGGTTGACAGCAGAGTACGACGAAATAGTTCCTTGACTGCCACTATATGCAGGATAGGAATTAGTTCGCCATGACGAACGGAATTCAAGAGGCATCCTCAAGGCTGTAACCTTGGCGAATAGATGCCCTGAATCTGTCGTTGAAGCTCTATCCGTGGACTCAGCTCCCGACGCAGTCTGCGCCGGAAAAGCTGCGCGCATGAGATCCTCGTAGTATCGTTTCCGATCTGCGAGTCTCTCAACCAAGTTTCCCGTTTCCTTAGGAACCTTGATCCCGAACATACCACTCTGTGATATGTCCGATGGTGCAGCGTCCGAGACCCAACGGGCCCCGGTTCTCCACGAATATACGTGTTCCACCAGTGAATCCACGCTTTGCGTCCAGGCATAGTACGTTCTTGGTTCCCACCAATTATTGTACATGTCTGCCGTAGAGCTGGAAGTCAGAGGTTTTAAACTCCGAACACTGGTCACGTACAAGACAATCTCCTCCTTTCAAAGGGATTCGACGAGCCCCCCTTCTGGGG